CGCTTAGCTAGGTCCCAGGAGGTTCCTTATGCCTAGAGGCACTTGGAGAGCAACTGGCTTCAGCGACGAAAGTTTTGCTGAGTTCAGATGCGAAGGGGTGGACTTGATAACTGGTTTGCCGGCTACATCGCTGCGCAACACAGGCCCTGAACATTTGTTCTGGGACAATGCCGCTTCTGTAGGAACGAGTATGATGACCGATGGTCTGTCGTACCGTGACTCCCAAGGCAACTACACGACTGTCCTTTCGATGGACCAAGTGAAATTGGTCTCATCGTCAATGGCCAGCTCTTTTGAATCCGAGTGGGACTATTTTCCCTTTCACGGGACAGCCTACACACGGCTCAACGGAGCATGTCCGTTTCGCAGGGGTCCGGGTTTCATCCCGGGCTTCCACGAAGGACTTTGTCCACAACCGCCCGCTAGTGTCGTCACTCCTTTTGCCCAAAAGGCTATAAAGGAGATGCTAAGTCAGTTTCCTCCAGAGGTTAGTATTCTCAACTACCTCTACGAGCTTAAAGACTTAGTTGGTACCATTAAGAACATAGCGTCGTTCTTTTCGAACTTCTGCGATGTCATTAAGGGTAGCTTTGGCGGCTCCATTAGAGAAGCCCACAACTATTGGTTAGAGTGGAACTTTGGCGTGTCGCCTTTGCTAAGTGACACCGCTAAGCTCGTCAACACTTTCTCCAGGGTTCGCAAGCGTCTCGAGTGGCTCAAACGGAACAAGAATAAGCGGGTGCGGGTTGGTTCCCGTGCCTCTTATACTCAACCGGATGACGAACACGTCTACCTCGCGGGAATAGGCGCCTCTACAGGCCCCTACATCGCTCAGTGGCGTGGATCCATCAACGGTAAGCTAACTGCTTCGGCCTGGGTCAAGCAGAATCTTCCGTGGTTGGATTCGTGGCTAGCGTTTGTTCGTGGAGTAGTTTCGGATGGGGGATTCAATCGTCCACTGTCAGTCATCTGGGAAGCAATTCCCTTCAGCTGGCTTGTTGACTATTTCGTCCCGATCGGCGACTTCCTCGAATCTGTCGTCTTCGAAGACGTCAAGAACTGGGAAGTTTCCGGGTTTAGCTGGTCTTTTAAGGCCTACTACACCTTCGAACTACGTAGATTTTCCGCGCATCACGAGCGTCTTGCTAACGCTGGAAAGTATGTGTGGAAGAGATACAGTCGGCGTTCTGGTTTCCCTCCTCGGACCTGGTACATAAAATGGCCAAGTGCGAAGCAGTGGAGTCTTCTAGCGGCAGTCGGTCACTCAATCAGCTCTGATTAGTGCCGGCTTGAATCCCCGGCTCAGCCGGGAGAGCAAGGACAATGGGCTATGTCTCTCTTTCAAGTGCTCTACGTTTATGATAACGAGGGCAACTTAGGCGAGTATCGGCGCGTGTCGAGTAACGGAGATCAGGCCGTGTATAAAAGCACGTCTGAGATTACGGTGCCCACCAACCCGATCAATCGTCTGACCGTTCGCAACTCGCTTTCGGGGAAGCCTAGCGACCCCGGCGGCGTGAAGAAACGCCAGAACCTTCTGATGGAGGTCGGCATCGTTGGCCCTGATACCAAGGTCCACGCGGGAAGCGTGAGCCTGACGATCATGGTCCCGTCGTCCGGTGTCATCGACACCGATCTTATCCGAGACATGCTCGCTCGCGTGATCAATCTCGCGATTGATTACCCTAATGCGGCCGATAGCACCCCTGGTGCGGGCGGTACCAGTCCCATCTCGGTTAATCCCGAGTGGGCCATTATCGCTCAGCTTCAGGAACTCTAACTGGCTATGCCAGGAAGGGATGCCATGAAAGAAGACACTCTAAGGCAGGATCCGTCCCCTTCATTGGGTCGGGATAATAGCCTGCCCCTCATAGAGGCCTTGCTTACGTCCACCTTGTCCGATTTACGAACCTCCGGTCTTCCCATACACCCCGCAGACTTCACGACGCTGTCGCGGAGACTGAAGGGTGAGGGTCCAGCGTTTGCATATGTCACCTTGAAAGAGGTGGCGAATATGCTCTTAACCACGCTGGAGTATGGCTCCGTTCCGCTACAGAGTAGCTTCGCCACTCTGCCGGATTCCACCGTCCCCAAGTTTTTGCGGGGGCTGTGGTTAGGAGTCGTTGATGGATCGGGCCAACTTCTACCTTCGAATAGGCAGACCAGCCAGCACGTTGAGTGCGTGAGGGCCCTCCTACAGGTAGGAACGTCCTTTACCAAGTACTCGGAAGGATTTCCAGAACATCTGGTCCAACCGGCACTTGACGAGTTCGTCGCAATCGAAGACCAAATCGACGCTGTTGAACCACCAGCCGAGCTCATTTCTGTAGCGCGGTCGATTATCACGGCGGCGATGCGCAAGGTGATCTACAATATTGGCTCACGCCAGTACGTGGATTTCTCACTCCGTGAGATATACCCTAAGCACGGTCCAGGTGCGGTTTGCAGTGGTGAGCGCGGTGAAGCTAAGTGGGACTTCAAAAGAGTCTTCACAAACGCTCATCGTGTATACCCTTGGTACGACTACTTTGTCGCCGGGGGGCCATCCGAGGTCCGGGCACGCATGCGCTGGTATATAGACTTAGAGCGTCAGCCCTATGCTATATCCCGCGTTATTGCTGTGCCTAAGGACGCCACTTCGGTCAGACTCATTTCCATAGAGCAGCTGGAAAACCAGTATCTGCAGCAGGGCCAATTAGCCCTTCTAATGGATTGGGTTCAGTCGCACCCTTTAACCAAGGGTCGGATCAATTTCGTTGATCAGACGGTCAATCAGCAGATGGCTGTCGTTGGCTCTGCCAACGGTCAGTTCGCTACTCTTGACCTCTCGTCTGCTTCTGATCGGCTGTCGGCCAAGCTAGTGCAAGACCTCTTCTCTGGCGACCCTGTCGCCGAGAATGTCTGGCGCTACCTCGCCGCCACTCGGGCTGCGGGTACCAAACTCCCTGACGGGCGAATGGTATGGTTCAAGAAGTTCGCTCCCATGGGGAGCGCGACGACATTCCCAACGCAGAGCTTGGTTTTCTTTGCGTTGACCGTAGCGGCTATCTCAATAGCCCACAATTGGCCATTCACCAAGGTCGTAAGTTGGGTCCGCGTCTACGGGGACGATATAATCTGTCCCTCTGTCGATGCGGACGTTGTAGCTGACGCTCTTGAATCCTGCGGATTAAAGGTTAACCGTAGAAAGAGTTTCAGCCGGGGGGAGTTTCGCGAGTCGTGCGGCGTGTATGCCTATCAAGGCAATATCGTCACGCCGATCCGGTTCAAGACCTCCTTTCCGAAACATCGAGGTGATGGAAGGGGAATCGGTGCTTGGCTCGACTATGCCCACGCTTGCGGGGCAGCCGGTCTGACCGATTCAGCCGAAGTAATCTACACAGCCATCGAAGCCCTTACTGGCGCTTTGCCGTACGGGTTTACGGGATGTGGTTACTTCTGCCGCAGGGCTAGTTGCATCGCCGACCTTGCGCGGGACACAGTCCCTCCGCAGCGTTATCGGTACAACGAATCCTTGCAACGCCTGGAAATCTGGGCTCTGGCTGTCGCTGTGAAGCGTCGGCCGGTAGAGTTCCAGAACGGCTGGCAACGACTTCTGAGAGATCTCTTGGTCGACCAGTCGCAGGCGGATCCTTCCACCGCAGTTGAGCC